TCATCTATCTCTCCTTGAGATAATTCTGCTTCTTCTCCATTATCTAAAATAACAACAAAAATCTCAGGCTCAGGTGGTGGTGGTGGCTCAAAAACAACAGGTGGTGGTGGCAAAGTAGTAGTGGTAGTTGTAGTTGTTGTTGGCTCAATGTATTTAAAACTTATGTTATCTACCAAAGTCCAATCATTTAGTGTCAAAGTAAACTTATCAATAAAGGTATCTAAGGTTTCTCTAATATTATAAACAACAACTTCATACATAGATTCAGCAGAAGTAAAAGTTTGAGCTTCTATCGTATCTGTTTGTGTAGTCTCGTCTGTATGCGTATAAGTTACTGTTGATTCATTATTTAAAGCACCTATTGTAAAACCAACTTCATAAATATCTATGTCGAGTTCTTCTTCATCAATAGTTGTAGTTTCAGGTAAATCAAATTCATAATCAGCACCTTCTCCACCGTGTTGCCTAAATTCTAAATTTATACAATAGTCAGTACAACCATATTGTCCTGTCCAAGTATTATTTATGTCAATGTTATTCTGAACTTCGTTTCCTTGTATATCTAGTTCATCTTCAGGTATAACCATATCTGTACTCTGTTCCCATGTCTCAGGCACAGTTGTAGTTGTTGTACTTGTAGTTGTTGTGCTAGTTGTAGATGTATTCTCAGGAATTGTTGTTGTAGTTGTAGTTGTTCCGTCAAAAGTCTCTACTTCTTCTACTTCTCCTTCAGGGATAGTGGTTGTAGTTGTGGTAGTAGTAGTATCTTCTTCAGCTATGACAGGCAAAGGTACTGCTATAAAGCATACAGAAGCTATACACAAAAACTTCTTTAGGTTAAACACCTATTATTTTTCTTCGAATGTATATTTAGGTTTAGCTTGTAGTAGACCGTTTTGAATAACGCTAAGGAACGCAGTTAAAAAAGCTACCGACACTAATTCAAGTAGGTCAGCAGAAATTATCCCTGAATTTTGTGCGAGAAACAAAGAGATAGAACTTTGTAAACCTGTCTTAAAAGCCTTGTCTAAAATAAACTTCCAATAGTTTTTATCTTTCACTATTTTTCTTCCTTCTTAATTGGGTTGCTTATCAATACCTTACCATACATCTTGCATTTTTTTTTCACACACTTAAAACCTTCTTTATAAAGTTTGGTTGGGTTGTGGCAAATATGACACTTTAATTTCAAACTAACCTTTATTTAGGTAATATTTCTGCCTTCTAGTTTAGCTTCTAAGATTTTCAGATTTCCATTAATCTCTGAAATTTTTTCATATATGTCATTTGCTCCAATCATATTCTGTGGAGACTTGTTAGATAATTTAGTTACAGATTCTTCTGCTATCTCATTTAGATTAATTTTAGATATTGTAACCGTAACTTTTTCTCCATTAACCATTGGGACTGCAATCTTGTCATACATTTTTTTGTAAGCATTCCTACTTGAGCCTATAAATCCGTCTTTACTTACATCTAAATCTTGTTGTGTGTCTCCAACTAAGATACAACCTGCCGAATTTTCGTCTGTATTCCCTGAATGAAAAAGCACCCATTTGAAATTTGGTATGTTTTTTATTTCGAGCATACCGTAGTGTGCGTTCTTGTATCTTGCAGAATATCGTTGGTGGAATCCACCTTCTTTTCTAAATTCAACAGGGTAAGTTCCTTCAGGTATAGCAGTCTCCCCATATACCTTTACATCTCTGATTTCATCTTCTAATGTATAGCACTCAAACACACCGTCAATAAAAAGCATTCCGTTTGTAGCGTCTTTACCAAACTGTGTTCTTACAACATCAAGTTTCATTATTCAGGTTTTGGATTATCTGTTTTAATTTTTTTAATAGCTTTGTACCATTCGCCTGTTTTGTCTAGTTTACCTGCGTCTATGTCCCAATAGAGTTGGTCTAGTTGGTCTCCAATAGCACCATAGGATTCTTGCCTAGCTTGTATATATCCAAACTGTTGTTCTTCCCATTTAGCATTCCCTAAATCAATCTTAGCTTGTGCGTAGTCATCATCAGAGAACTCCATTCTCTCATTATTAACTTGCTTATACAAAGGAGAATTTGCTTCTATCTCTGCGTCTGCTTCTGTCTGTAACTGTTCTTTTGTCTTTGCCATAATTTACCTTTCCTTATCTTACTATATTATTTAACAAGTCCATACAACTTAAATGTTCCACCTGCAATATTATTTCCACTAGCCATGTGATAGGATATGCCATCATTTGCCTCTGCTACAGTGTGCATACCACCACCTTGAAAACCAAAAAGCTCATCGCTTGTATCTTGTCTAGTAGTTATATTAGACATTGTTATAAAACTGAACTCGCTTGAATTATCAAAATTGAATAAGTACATTACTCCGCTATGACTGTTCTGTCCACTTGTTCCTATACCTGCTGAAAAATCCCATTTAGTTTGATTAGTTGCAGTTGTGTTTCCAAAACTACCACTTGTTTTAAAATCTTCACTAGCATTATCATATTCACTATCACTATCAGCAGTTCCACTTGTAGTAACCCTAATTTGTATATCATCATCAGCACTTGCAAAAACATTATCAAATACAACTTTATAAACATCATAGGTACTATCAATGCCTGTTAATGTTACAGAACTAACTGCTGAACTCACTATTGTTTCTTGTATTAGAATTAAACTTCCTGACATTTATTTGACTCCAAACACATTTACAGTTGCACTTGTGATAGCACCTGTACCCATAACAAAACTAAAACCCGTAATTGATTCTGCGGATTTATGAACAGCAATTCCACGAAATGCAATACCACCTGACGATTGTGCAAATCCAACTGAATTATTAATAGCGTAAGTAAAACTAGAACTTGAAAATGGATTAAAAAACATTATTGATAATCCAACGCCTGTTGTAGCACTATCGTTAAAATTTAGTCTTTCAAACATTTGACTAGTTGATGTTTTTCTTGTTTGTTCAAATGTCGAGTAACTAGCCATTTGATATTCTGCACTTTCATAATTTGCTGATAAAACAGACCCACCATTATCAATTAATTTTAAATTGGTATAAGTGTTTGCTGTAGCTTGTACAAAATCGTTGATAAATACTTGATAAACAGAATATAAATCACTAAAACAATTTGTAACATTAAATGTACTAGCACTTGATGATAAAGATTGTGATGTTATAAATTGTAATCTATTTGCATTACTCATGAATTTGTCCTTATACCATACAAACTAAAACTGCCTGTAATTGTTCCCACATCAAAAGCTAAAACTTGTATTTTATTCACATGACTTTTTTGTGGTAATAAATTGCTTCCAAAAATAAATTCTCCTCTATCACTATTACTATATGCAGAACTGTGCTGAATAGTAAAAGAATATTTTGAACTGTCTAATAAGTTAAAGAAATATAAATATCCATTAATATTGTTTCTTGCTAAAGAGCCGATATTTGTATTAGAACTAAATCTAATAGCTGAGTTACTGCTTGACCTATTTTCAGAAAAAGTACCAGACGTATCAGTAAATTGTCTCATGGTGTCATATACACTACTACTCTCAAGAACTCCTGCTTCATATAATCTAAATGCTACTCCCTTACTAGCTGAATTGTTTGTACAATCGTTTACAGTCATAAAATGTATTTTGTAATCTTTTAAATCTGAAAAATCAAAAGAACTTACACCACTTGCATTTACTGTTTCTATATGCTCAAGTTGTCCAAATGTACTCCATTTATTTTCTAAGTCTAACTCATAAATATCTTTTGGATTAAATATACCTTTATTATTGAAGAAATCTTGTGTAACTTCTTTTCCTATGTAGCCATATTCTTTACTCATCTATATCACCTTATACAATGTAAATTTAGTACCATTTTGAAAACCACCACCACCTGTTTGATTTGTGTTGATTCTGACACCGTCATGTGCAGTTGTTTCTTCTTTAACGCCACCCTGTTGATACCCTCTTAAGTTAGAGCCATTAAAAGAAGTAACTGCCATAAGAATATTACTGTGTACAGAACTACTGTTAAAATTATATAAATACATAATAAAACTTGCTGAGGTTGGGCTAACTCCCATGCCGTCTGTAACACGCCAAACATCTTGATTTACATTACCAAATTTTTGAAATGAGCCACTTGTTTTTAAATCAATCCAAGCAACATCTATATTTGCAGTTGTATCTGAACTTCCACTTGTTGTTGGATTAATATCACAAATACCACCACTTCCACCAACTTGAATATTTGTACCGACAAGAAAATGCACATTATCAGAATTTATACCTGTTAAAATTACTTCTTGTACCTCACTTCCTGTTTCAACAGTATGTGTTGCTATTTGTGATAAACTCATGAAACATCAACTCTCAATCCATAAGTAGTTGCAGTATAATTTGGTGTTGCACTACCACTATTGTTCGCTAAATGAAATCCTCTTATATCACTTGTTTCTTTTAAAACTCCAATACCTCTATTTGACGCAAAACTTGGTGTATTGTCATTTGCTAAATCTATGGCAAGTGAACCTTGAAATGCAACAAAAGTATAAGCTGAAGTATTTGTAGGATTAAAAATGTAAATTATTGAACTACCACCAAAACTATCTTCATCTCCTGTTACTAATCTAATATCACTATCGCTTGATGAACTTATTTCTGTAAATGAAGCGTAAGCCCTCATGTAAAGTTGAGCGTGTTCATAATTAGATGTTGTAACAATACCACCACCTGCACTTATAAACTGTAAATTTGTTTCTTGTTCTGTTGCACTTAAACAACTTATTTCAACTTTGTAAACATCAAAATCATCTGTAAAGACATCTGTTACAGATAATGTTGAAACACTTGTACCACTTGTTTCATTTAATAATCTTAAATTACTCATATACTTTTTAATCCATATAATTCGATAGAGCCTGACATTGTACCTGTGTTATTTGAAAATCTAACACCGTCAACTATGCTTGTTTGTGCTAACATACCCCCACCAAATTTATATTCATAGTCTGCTGTAAAACTTGGTGCATTTTTAAAAGTAAAATAACTAAATCTTGAACTATCAGTAAATTTATAAAAATAAATATATAAACTACAATTATCTGTACTTTGAAATGAGTTAAATACACATCTTGAAGATGTTTCACTTCTTTCTTCGCCATTTCCACTATCAACTTGGATAAATTGTCTTGCTTCATGATAATTAGCTCCTGTTTCCAAAACTCCACTTTCATAAAACTGCATACCAAAATTCATATTTGTACTACCTGTCAAATTTTGTACCTGTGCAAGAAATACATCAAAACCTGTAAAACCACTTGTAATATCTACTGCACTTGTACTACTAAATGAAGTTGTTGAAATGTGTTTTAAACTACCACCTAAAAAACCCTGTCGTTCTAAATCAAAGCTCTCTTGTGTAGTTAATATGCCTTTGTTCTTAACCTGTTGTTTGACACTTGTAGATGTGTCTCCAATATAACCGAATGACATAAGAAAAAATTATGTCTGCTTTAGATAATTAATCGTAAAGTCAATACTTGAAGCAGTAGAACATAAACCTTGTATCTTATCTCCTGTGGTTAAAACTACCTTAGTTTCCCAAACAAGAGTTGTACCTGCTGGAACAGTAACATCATTTAATAAATGTGGAGTTACTGAGCCACCTGATTTAACTATTTCAATATCAATCGTAACATCTTGACTGCTTGAATTAACATTTGCAAAAGACATTCCGATTATTGTTTCTGTTGTAGATGAGCCTACTGCGTCAAGTAAATCTGCATTACTTGTTCCAAGAGTTCCTACTACACCTTCTAATACATCTGCCATATCTATCCTTCCTAGCTAAGAGCTAATACTAATCCTAATGTAACGCCACCTGCTAAATTTGCAATATCTCCTGCCGTTGTTTTCTTTAAATTGTTACTGTCATCTGCGTCTGCAAAAAGTATAACATCAGCACTTGCAACTGTTCCTGAAGTAGCTTGTGTTGGTGCAACAACTAAAGTTGATGAGAATGCACCTGATGTAGCCGTAGCTCCACCTGATAATCCTGAAGTAGAGCCTGTTGTAATAGTTACACCTGTTATGTCTCCTTCTCCAATAAAATTAACCCAACTTGAGCCGTCATAAAATTGTAGAGTGTTTGTATCTTTTAAGAAACAAAACATACCTTCTGCGTCATTAGTTCCTAAAGCAGTATCTCTAGCTGAAGAATCTGCATAAACTTGTACAACTTGGTCTTGAATAAAAGTCTGAAACTCAGTAGCACTAATTAAATCTCCTGTGCTATAACTTTTCCAACCTGCTCCTGCCATATTAAATTACCTTCCTAACTATAAACAAATCTAGTTCCTTCTCCTAGTTTAGCTTGTCCTAATATCCAAGCTGAACTTCCTGCGGGACTTAATGTAGCCGTCCAATTCCAAGTTTGACTTGAAGCATTTACAGTATGACTTATGGATTCTATCCATAGCTCATCTGTAAAGCTACTGCCGTCCACATTGACTATCTTAACAGATATTCTGTCTCCGAACTCTCGTCCTAAAACTTGTTCCCAAAGAGATGTATTTTCTCTTGGATTGCAAGTCAATTCGTCAATCCTTACAATAGGTAGAGATGTTTCTGCTATCTTTTGTTCAATTATAGACAAAACATCTGAGTCCGAAACATTTATAGTAGTTTTGTTGTTTTCTTTTGCTCTGTATTTTAAAACAGAGTTAGTATCAGCTTTATACTGTATTGAGCCACCACTTCTTTGCCACTCATAAACATTAATTATCTCGTTGTCATCAAAGGAAGTAGATACATTTGTATAAGGTAAATTGCTACCGTCATTACTAAATATACCTTGAACATTTATAGCTTTGGTATTAGATAATTTATAATCCCTGTTTCTAAATGTTGCTTTACCGTCTTTTGCCATAAAGAATTGTCCATTTTCAGCAGTTTCACACTCTCTTAAACCTGTAAGAACATTAGTAGTTATAGCTTGTGATATTACATTTTTAGTTCCTGTAAGTACATCTCTACGATTACTAGGAAATCCAATAGCATTTAATATTCTAGTTATTCTTGCAGAGCTAAGTTCTTGTTCATCTGTATAACTTAGTCTTGTTGATAAACCTAATTCAGAAAAACCTGCAAGTCCTAAACGCCAACCAACACCGTCCAACTGTGCTGATTGAAAAATTTTAAAAGCGTCTACACAAGTAAAAGTTACAATCGAGTCTGCACCTTCAGATATAAACTTGACAGGCACACTTTGTAAAAAACCTTCAAATATTCTATAAGTTACAGAGTCATAAGTTGCAGACATTCTCACTCTTTTAAGTGGTTGTATCTTTGTAACTGCATTTGTTGAATCGTAAAAAGGACTAGAAGTATTATTGGGATTAAACCTGTTGTCAGCATTGGAGACTGAAAAACTCATTGTACCTGCAACAAACTCTCCAAGTTCATTTGCTCTACCACGCCTTGTTGTAAAAGCTCTTAGAAAGCTTGTTATATCTGTAAAAGATTGTGTTTCATCAAAAGGCTCTGAATCAAAGCCTACTTCAAGTGTTAGTGATACATCAGAATCGAAATTAGCACTCATTATACAACTACATTTATACCTTTACGCTGTGCTTGTCTAAGAGCTTCAGCAACGGCTAATTGTACATCTTCAGAGCTTCCAAGTAGATTACCTGTGTTTACAGTAATGACTGTTCCACCTGCATTTGTGCCTACACGACCACCTGTTGATTCTCCAAATCTATCTACTATTTCTTGCCCTGCTTCTCCAAGACTTCCAAACTTCTTTGTCGTTGAAGGTGTGGTTGGTATAGAATCATCTTCTGCTACTGCTTCTAATCCGTCTATAACTTCATTTATATTTGTATCAGGCATAGAGTCATTTCCAATAGTTCTACTTGATAAATTCATCAGTGCATTAAATTGATTCATTAATGTATCTAAGTCTCCACCAATCAACCTAACTATTTCATTAATACCGTCTTTAAATTTATTTGCTGACCTTAAATCTTCTAATGCAGAGTCTAACTCTGCTTTTGCTAAAGCCATTTCTAAAATATTACTTGTGGAATCAGCAGTAGCTTCAGCTAAATCTTCTTGTGCTTTTTGATAGTTTTGTTGAGCTTCTTGTAGTCTCTCAGTTTGTGTAATAACATCTGCTTCTGCACGTTCTATATTTCTTAGAGCTTCTTCTTCTTCTCTTGATATTGCAATAGATTGTTCTTCAAGTTCTATCAATCTCTCTCTTGCTACTGCTAATTGAAGTTTTTGTATTTCAGACTTATCTTCTGCTTCTTCTAGTTTTCTTATTTCTTCTCTTTGTCTTGCAATAGCTAAGGCTTCTTCATTAGTAACTTTTGCACCTAGACCTGATACTCTCTCAAATTCTTCTTTGGCTTTATTTACTTTTTCATTTGCTTTTTCTAAGTTTGCATTAGCCTTATTAAGTTTTGTAAGTGCCTTAGCTTCTTTATCAACTAGGTCTAATCTATCTTGTTCTATGTCTCTTAGGTTTTGGTAAGCGTCATTAAGTTTTCTTAAAGAATCTAAACCTGCCGTTGCTCTATCTCTTGATAGTTTCTTTTCTGCTTCTATTTCTTCTTCTGTTAGTTCAATAGATTCTTGTTTTGTGTCATTAAAACTACTTGTCTCTCTATCTAATTCGTGAGTATTGTTTATCAAATCTTTTTGTACTAATTCTTGGAATCTCATAGCTTCTGCCATTTCTTTATGAGCTTTTATCATTCCTTGATGTGTGGCTTCGGCTTCATCAACAGTACTTGCATATTTATCATAAGTTCTACCTGAATCTTCAATAAGGAAGCCATTTTCTTTTGCAATCTTTGTGCCTTCTTTAATCTTTTTATTTAACTCAGATTGTGGGTCAATAGCTTTTATGACTGCGTCTGCTAATTTATCAAAGAATCCGATAGTGCCTTCGAGAGCAGGAGCTAATTTATCGACTAATAATAATCCTATCTCTGAAAACTTAGAGCCAAGAATATCTATTTGTCCTTGAAGTGATAGGACTTGTTTATCAGCAACTTCTTGAGTAGTACCACCTGCACCCATTAAAGCGTCTTGATATTCTCGTATTTGGTCTCCTGCACCTGACAATATCTTTACTGCGTCTGCAACACCACGATTAAGTCCTAATTGGTCTAATAAAACTGCTTTTTGTTGGTCTGATAGACCCTTCATACCACCGTCAAGTTCATCTATAACATCTGCTAGATTCTTTAAGTTGCCTTCATTATCAACAATATCTATATTGAACTTCTTAAATACTTCAGAGTTCTTACCAACTGCTCTTGTTGTATCTCTGAGTAACTGATTAAGTTTCTCTCCTGCTTCAGCACCTTTAACACCCCTGTCTGCAAAAGCAGATAGTACGGCAACACCTTCTTCGATTGATTTATTTGTAACCTTAAGAGCCGAGCCTGACTTAGTTGTAAGTGCTTCTGCAAACTGTTGTACAGAAGCGTTTGCTAATGTATTAGCTTTTACCAAGACATCAGTAACTCTTGTAAGGTTTGTTAAGTTTTGTTCTGCGTCTTTGACGGTAAGACCTAATGCAGATTGAGAGTCAGTAGCCAAGTCAGTAGCAAGTGCCATATCGAACATACCTGCTTGAGCAAACTTGGTAACTTGTGGAAGTGCAGATATAGATTGTTCAGCGTCTAAACCTGCTGACGCTAAGAAGAAAAATGCTTCTGCTGATTCACTTGCTGATATACGAGATTCTATTGCAACTTGACGAGAAGCTCTTGCCATAGCCAACTGTTGTTCTTCAGTTGTCTGCATAATTGCAAGAGATTGGTTGAGTTTATCTTCAAAGTCAATAAATTGTCTTGTAGCGTCTGCCAATGCTTTGACAAGAACTGTACCAACTGCAACTGCACCTATCTTGGCAACAGTACCGAACTTACTTAACTTGCCACCTGACTCGTCAGTCTTTTTACCCAAAGTATTCATTTGGGCTTTAGCTTTGTTAAAACCTTCTAATACAAGTTTTATAAGGATATTTGAACTACCCATTATCTCATCTTCTTCTTCTTAGCTTCTGCTTCTGCCATAGCTCGTTGTTTATCTCTCTCTTGTTGTTCTACATAATAAAATGTAGCCCATTGTGAATACTCTAATGATGACATTTTAGTTCGCAGTTCGCCAACTGTCATTCTTAAATCACGAGCTAATCTAAATTGAAAAACTAAATCAGGATTCGCTTTTGAAATCTTCAGCTAACGCTGATTCAATCTCGCTTCCTACTCCGTTAAGAGTATTGAGTTCTGCAAAAATTAAGTCAATGACGGTTGCGTCTTTTTCATACAACTCATCTATTGCTTCGTCTGATAGTTCAGGCTCAACAACACTTGCTTTTAATAATGCTTTTTGATAATCAAAAGCGTCTGTTGTTTCTCCATTAATTAATCTACCAAGTTCTATTTGCATTTTTTTAGATATGCCTTTGACTTTGATTGATACATTCCATTGTGGAATATCAATAGTTTTAGTCGGCACATCAGGTAATGACTTGATGTCATCTAAGTTTAAAATCTTAGCCATACGTCTAGCTCTCCTTTATCTTACTTAGTGTGTACCACGAGTTACTGCACCTGAAACTTGAAGGTCTGCTGAATATCCAACTGCGTCTCCGACAGGACTAGAAATAGCATAAGAAGTTAATATTGCTTCTCCTGTATATTTAATCTTGCCACTTGCAGTTCCTTCAGGGCTATATTCATAAGATAGAGTTGCTGATTGTCCAACAACTGCACCAAATATAGCGTCAGCAGTAGCGTCCCAAAGACCTGCCAATGAAATGGTAGCGTCCTTTAGACCTGCTATATAAGTTTTATTATCTGCACCTAGTGTTGTAGTTTCAGATACATCTGCTGTTTCAGGGAAGTCCACATTATTTACAAAAGATGAAATATCAGTCAATGAGCCTGAAGCGTTATCAAGTTTAAAAACTGAATCTTTACCGTGTGTAAATGCCATAAATTTCTCCTTTAATTATTTCTTCCAAATCCAACTATAACATTGAAACTTGGGTTTGTTCCACTAACAGTATAAACAACTTTTAAGTAACGATTAACTGTTGTGCCACTTGCTACTTCTTTGACTTCTGCACCTGCTGATGTCAAAGCAGTAAAAGTAACTAAGTCTGCATAACTTACATTGTCTGCTGAATGTGTAATCTTAGCATTCAATGTAGGTGTACTTGTTCCTGATACTGATGTAACAACTATAAAAGCACCACCACCATTTGCAGTAGAGCTTCCATTATCTCTAGCAGTTCCATTACCTGAAGCCGTTACTGTTGCGTTTTCAAGTACGTTTCCACTAAAGAAACCACTTGCTTGTAAGTCAAAGGTAACTGCTACCACATCTCCAACAGGACTTGAAATCCCATAGTTAGTTGTAACACCTTTGCCAAACATACAATCATCTGTTGCGTCTATTCCGTCATAACCAATGACTGCCACTTTGTCATTAGCTCCAACCAAACCTTGAATTATATTATCTGCCGTTGAGTCAAAGAATCCACCAAAAGAAACACTTGCGTCCTTTTCTCCTGCAATATAGCTTTTGTTAGAGCTACCAAAAGTAGTAGTCTCTCCAACATCAGCAGTCCTTGAAGGTTCTGCACTATTTAAAAAAGCACTTAAATCGGTTGAGTCTATGATTACTTTTGTATCTTTACCGTGAATAAATGCCATTATCTACCACCTGTGCAACAACCGTTACCACAACAATCCATTATTTTTTTCCTCTTTTTCTTCTTCTTCTTCTACCTGATGACCTTGAGCCACCATATCCATATCCTTTTGGCATATCACTCCTTATAATACACTTATCTTTTCATTTTCCAAGCCAAAGAGATTTCTGCTGAAACCCTGCGAGTGATTTTGCGTCTTGCTTTTCTCGTATTTTTTTCGGCTAATAGTAAGAATGGAACTAAGGGAGTTCCTCTCTCGTTGATTGATTGTACCACACCCCAAGTGTTCAAGTTTCTTTTTGTAGCCCAATCTTCTATCGGTTGAATTGGAGGATAATGTGGTTTAGTTCTCCAATTAGGATTACCCCAATTCTTCCTTCTCTTTGGTGGTGGTGGTTTGTAACCACTTGGCAATCTTCTGAATCTTCCGTGTACAAACTCTGAGTATGGAGCAGTAGCTTCAACTTGAATCTTCTTAGGTAATCTACCAACCATAGCAACTTGTTTGAAGCCAATAGAGTTTGCTAATGTACCTGTATCTTTTGGTGCAACCTTCTTAGCTTCTTTTGTAATTACTTCTGCGTGTTCATTCATTAGATGACGCAAAGGAATTAAAGTAAAACCTGCATTTGTAAGTTTTCTTTTTATCTGAGTCATTCCTTCAAATTGAAAGTTTCTATTAGTTGCCATAAAGACATACTAACAAAAAAGCCACCTGAGTAGGTGGCTTCTTTGAGTTATGTTTTACTTAGTCCATATGTGAGTAGCTAACAGGCTCTCCGTCCCAACGCTTAGCAGTAGATTCTTGATAAGGAAACTTAAGTGCAGGTTGCTTTACAATAGAAACATTATTGTTTGCGTCCCACACAGGAACTTCTTTTTCTATTACTCTTGCTTGAATCCAATATTTTTCAGGAATCCAAGCAATATTTGTATCAGGAACTTCTGTTCCATTTCCATATCCTTCAGATGTAACATTTTTTGAATCTATTTTTGCAACTTTGACAGTTTTTCCACTTTTAGAAATTTCAAACACTTGGTAGAAATTGTTTCTAAAAATAGAATATCCTACTCCTTGTACAAATATATCTCCTTTTTTTATTTTTGAATTTGTCATTTTGACTCCTTTTATTTTGTTTGTTTCATTCATAAGAATATATTATATAATCTTTGATTATAATGCAAGTTTTTGCATAGATATTTGCATAAAAAAGGTCAATGTTTATAGGGTTTAAGAAAAAATTAAAAAAATTATAAAATATTACCACTTAAAGTGGTCTTTTTGTGTCCTTTAAGTAAGGTTTGAACATCAGGGTCAATCTTGGAAAATAACTCGCTGACTCCTGTATTTACATCTCCATAAGTATTGAATGGAGTATCTTTTCTTTTAAAATATCTAAGGGCTTGTATCAATGTTGCAGTTTTTATATCTTCAGGAACTATTGAGTAACCCCACTTTGCAGTTACTTCAACATTGTTGATTATTGTTGGGTCAAATCTCTCAGAGCTTCTTGTATGAAGAATTGTAATTTTATTGTAAGGCTCTAGGTGTGTTGTTCCACCTGTAATTTTTATTACTCTAGGATTACTTGGCTCAACAATAAAATCTGTATTGATAGTCAAAGTTGTTTCATAAGTTCCGTCATCATTATCATCTAGCTTCACTATAAGACCTGTCTTTGTACTTATATCAGGTACATCAAGAAAAATACTTGACTTTGGTGTAAATACTTTAGCATTCGCAGAACTATCCTGATTGAATCTTCTACCTGTTATTGCGTCTATTAATCTACAAGCTGAATCAATAGCAGTATCTATATTGGTATCTTGAGCTGACCCTGATAGACCAATGTATGTTTTAAAATCGTCCTTATCAACATACTGTGCCATTTAAGACCTACTTAGATTTATTTTCTTTTGGTTGTTTTGCTTTTGCTTCTACGAACTTAAGAGCTTTGTATTCTGCGTCAGGCATTTCCCAACCTGCTCTTGCAACAAGTTTTCCTTTACGCCAACCTTTTGGCATACCTTCAGCAGACTCTTTACAAAGTCCTTCATCATTCATATAAATATCTTTTTTTAATTTCATAATTTCCTTTTTGCTAGATGTCCCATTGCCATAAGACGAATGGGACATCAAAGCCATTATTAACTATTAAAAGTTAGTAATAGTACAGAAAGCAGTTGGTCGATAGACAGGGAATCCTAGTCTAACGGTTGCCTTCATAACCATAATATCTTTTACGAAGTTTTCATCGTGGGAATCTGACATAGCCACTTCCATACCTTGTCTTGCAACGATATGACAAGCTTGTCCACCACCGAAAACACCTACGATTGGAGTTCCTGCGGGTCTAGTTGTATCTAAAACAACAGGGAGTCCCCACATTGTTTGTCCAACTGCACCACCGAACTGTCCTGCTCCCACAAAGAGTGGGTTAAGGCTACCACTTGTAGTAACTGCATTTACTTCAGTTACAGTCTGGTACCAATCAGAAGGGTGCATAATTATTGCGTCAGGACTTAAGAAGCTATCCTTTTGTATTTCTGTGATTGCTTCATAAATTTGTCCGACTCTTTTTAGGTTTCCTGAGAATGATGAGAAATCAAAAGTATTAATTCCTGATACATTCAAGATACCTGTTAAGTTTGCACCTGAGCCACCACCTGCAAGTATTTGGTCTCCAACTGCAAGATTAACCATAGTTCTTAATCTTGAGTCAAGATAACCACTAACTGCTGATACATCAGCTAACAATTCTTCTGTAACAGGCAAGAATGAGCCAATCTTACGAATGTTCTCTGTCTTTTCTGTAAAAGCAAGTGCGTTTTCGCCCAAAGCTGAGCCTTCAGCAGTTGCAGAAGTGTTGTTAGTAAAGGTGGTTTCTTCGAGATACTTGTATTGGTAAGTATCTGTTGTGATTGTGTCGATTAAATCAATAACAGTTTGTGGGTTTCTCAATGCAGTAGGAACGATTAAATCGCTTCTTGTTACAGCAGGTGGATAACCTGTTTCTGTCAATGTTGTTTTTAATTCGACTTTTGGATTCCACTTAAGCTCTGAATTGATGTTCTTTTGCCCATTATCCATAAAACTTTTGTAAGCACTAGAGTCAATGAGTTGGTCTCCAAGAGTTTGTACCCCTTGTTCTTCCTTCTCGTTGTGAATAGGCATTGATTTTACTTCTTTACCTTTTTCTAATGCTTCTTCAAGTCTTGCTTCTTGAGTTTCGAGAGCATTTAATTCATTAACTTTTTCATTAAGTTTCTCAATTTCAACATTTCTATCTTCGATAGCTTGTTTTTTTTCAACAGAGATTTCTGAGCCTTCTTCAAAGGTGTCCTTCATCTCTTTGACTGCGTCAAACTGAGTTTGTCTTAATGTGTGGAGTTCCTGTGTGAGTTCGTTTAATTTACTCAACTTTATCTCCTTCATTAACTATGCCTTGACTTCTTGCCAAGACTTCTTGTGTATTTAGCCAAAGTGCGTCAATACTATCTTTAGGTTGCTCTGTTTCTTCTTCTCCCAATCCAAGTATGTTGTCTAAGTCGTTATAGACTTCTTGGATTCGGTCTTGAATCTGCATAAGAGATTCTTGAGCAGACTTTGACAATTTTTTGCCTTTATCTAAGCGTAAAGAAGTAAGTTCTTTTGCTCTGTCTATGAAGTTGTTAATTGTGATAAGCACATTATCAGCTTCATCTGTGAATCTAAGACCTGATTCAACATCTTTTACATCTTTTTCTTTTTGTTCTTTGACATCAACAGTATAAGTTGATTGATTTGCACCAACAAGAACAGGAGATACTTCAAACACAGTTGCAGATTTTATGTACCTTACTTCCTGTGATTGTCCGTCTTTTTGAAATTGTCCTTGTTCTGCGTCATCAACTTGGAAACCAAAAGACCATTGTTGTAAATCTCCCATAGCTTTTACAATTTCATAGGCTTCTTTACCACTATCTGACGACATAATAAACTCGCCTTTGAATGTTGCCTTGTCATCATCTTGAACAATGCGTCCTTTACCAATAGGATTCTCCCATTTGTGAGACCATACCATTGGTACTTCGCCTTCTAAACCTTTAAATGATTTAAGTGAGTTTGGTAAAACTACATCTCCGTCAGAATCTACATTATTAAATACAGAGAAAACTGCTTCTACTTTGCCTTCTTTTTCGGTGTCTAGTGCAAAGTCTATTGATTTAAACTCTTTATCCATTATTCTTCTTCCTTTTCTACCCACGCTTCGTTTTCTTTTGTACTAGGGTCGTCTGCAATAAAATGACCTTTGTCATTCCTTGCCCTTACTTTAGTTGCTTCTTGTAATTTATTTTCCATTTCGGCTTTAGTAATTTTAACAAGCGTACCTTGTTCTACTAACCATTTAATACTTTTTTGTGGAATATCTTTTGCTTCGATAAATTCGCCTTCAGCAAAATATTTATCTTTGACAGTTATTCCATTTATCACTTCATACATTATGTAATTATCTCCACGCTAAATTCTACGCCTAAGTAATCAATACTATTTACAGTATAAACACCATAATTAGACGCTTCAACAACTCTAGCAGAACTTACCACTCCACCTAAAGTTGAATCTCCTTCAATAGCTGATTTTACACTTGTGCTACCACTTCCGTCTAAATAAGAATCAAGAGAATCTTGCGAGAGTTCTGCGTCCACTCTTGAAACATACATATAGATTGGAATGTTGTAAGTGTCCGAGCCACGAGACATTGTTGAATCGTATTCCAAAGAACTCATAACACCAACAACTGCCGTAGGTGGCTCTATTGAATCAGGCACAAAAGAAAATACACTTAAGTCTGAGATAGTTGCTAAACGTGTTTTCAAACCTTCTCTTATGCTAGATAAACTTGCCATAGGTATTACTATAACAAAAAAGCCACCAATGTAGGTGGCTTAATTGATTTGTTAATTTTTATATTATGTATTTACTTTTTGATTTAATATCTTTTATTTTTTTGTCAGCAACTTCTATTTCATATTGTGCATTTAGATAATTGTCAGAATTTTTACTCTCTCCCCTATCTAAAGCAAGTTCCATACAATTTTTAGCTACTCTTTTAACTTTTTCCAAATATTCAACTTCGTTTAATTCATCAGTTGCTATTTGATATTCAGTTCTTCTTGACATTTTGTCTCCTTTTGTTATTTCATTCATAATCAAAGATTAACAGAAATAAAAAACAATGCAAGTATTTATATTAAAAATTATTATAAAAAGCAGATAGCTGACCCTTCGGAGTTGATTGCTGATTGAATGAAACAAAGGGTCAGCTTCTTATCTGCGTATTTAATGATACAAGCTATTAAACTATCTAATCTTAATACATAAAATTATCTGTGCAATATGTACAAATTATTCTATATCTCCAAAAAGTTCATCAAAACATTCAGGGTGTGAGCCTGAGATTATTTGTTCCCAACCTGACTTGTCAAGGTAAGGGAAATATTCTCTTACTTCTTTTCTTGGTAAGTCCCATTGGAACTCGTGCCAATCTTTTCTAATTACTTCGATTGTTCCTTCTTGGCTACAAATAATACATCTTATTGTTGGAACAGTAACAATATCATCATCAACATTCCTATTCATATATTGTGCTTGTGTAAATAGAAGTTTTTGTTCCTGCAAAGTAAGATGACCTGCACAGTTTTTTTCTTTTGGACAATTACAATTAGTAATCATTTTTCTCTCTTTAATAATGCGATTTCTAATTTTCTTTTTTGTAATAATCTCTCAGCAAACTTTATCTGTTCTTTAGTTTCTAAGTGATTAAATATCTGCTCAAGATTTTCAAAGATTGTCATTTCTTTAACTCCATATCTTCTTTGTAGATTTCTTTATCACAATAAAGACAAACAAGTGCAGACCATAACAAGTGTGTAACTTCTAATTCCAAAGTACACTCAGGACAATCAAACTTGAATGTCGTTCTTCTTTGGTAAATCATTACAATCTGTAATCTTTTGGTAGATTAAAATTTTTGATGATTCTTTGTCTAATTTTTTCTTTGTTATCCAACCACCATTTTAATTGTTTATTCATCAGCTCCTTCCTTTGTAAATTGGAAAGTTTCCTGTCGAATTATGAGTCCTACCCTTTTTTTTACTTTTTAGTATTCTTCTTTGTTTTCTATTCATATCAACTCCTTTATCCTTACGGTGTCCAAGTTAGGACACATTATAGATTTTTATACTTCTAATGGTGGTATTAGTTTGTTTTTGTATTTTTCCTGCAAGTCCCAATGGTCTTCACAGTAATCAAAGTGATACCAAACGTGCCAACTAGCACCTGATAATTTACTCTTTATCAATCGCCCTGTTTTTACAACGTGCTTACCACAACCACCTGTGGCTCGTCTGTTGTTGTCTCCACCAAATCTACACCTGTTTACATCTTCAGGTCTAGGAAGGTTTGCACCTGTGTCTCCAATAAATGCCATTTTTATCACTCTCCTTAAGTTTCATTATTTAGCATTAGTTTTAACCATAATTTACGATTTAGAGTTTGTCAATCTTCTATTATAGAAATCTTCGATTTGACAAATATATCATCTTCGATTATAATGAATGTATGATTGAAAATATAGAAGGAGTTGAGATGAATCAATTTACATATTCAGTTATAAAAAAATATATCCCTTCATTTGAAACGGAGATATTTTATCAAGACACAATAGAGCTTGATACTTCTAGGTATGCCAATCCAAGAGAAGCGTTTTGGTTTTGGTGTTCCAAAGAAGCAAAGCTCTATAACAAAAAAAGAACAACACAAGAGAAAAAAGATTTTTACTTTTATGTTGTTGAAGTACTAAATATAAAGGGAGAAGAAGAATGA